CTAAGAACCCAGACAAGAAGCAGATTGGCTTCACGTCCGCTAAGTTCCGTGACTGGGCATTGAAGAACGTAGACATCCTGTAATGGGTGACCTTCACGTCGTGGATGTGAGACCGCGTAGTATTTTTTGGGAGGTTCACCTGTCCAACGGCAAAGTCACGCACGTTGCGATGACACGATGCCCCGACGAGCTAAGCGCATACGCATACGTAACTAACAAACTAAAGGAGCAAGCTAATGGCACTAACAGCCGAGCGTAAACTAACACGGGTCGTCATTGACCTGATGCGTAACCCGATGTTCGCAGATATGTCCGGTATCTTTATGATGGGCAAGAAGGAGGTGCGGGACGACATACCAACCGCAGCCACTAACGGTCGTGACGAGATATATGGTCGTGCCTTCATCGACTCGCTATCCCTACGGGAGGTAGCCTTCATCGTGGTGCACGAGTCGTTCCACAAGATGTATCGTCACCTAACTACGTGGCACAGACTGCACGACGAGGACCACCACCTAGCCAACCTTGCCTGTGATTACGTCATCAACCTAGAGATTGTGGAGCGTGACCCAAGCGGCAACATCGTGGCCATGCCGCAGAAAGATGGCAAGCCTATCGGCTTTATCGACCGCAGGTTCAAAGGCATGAACACCAAGCAGGTCTTCGACATACTCAAGAAGGAGAAAGAAGAAGGCGGGGGTGCAGGTGGCGGCGGTGACGGTGAAGGCATGGACCACCATGACTGGGAAGGTGCGAGTGAGCTGTCCAAGGACGAGAAGGAAGAGCTGGCTAAGCAAGTAGACCAAGCCATTCGTCAGGGTATGATTGCTGCACAGAAGATGCACGGTAAGGGTGGTGGCAGGATGTCACGCGAGTTATCGGACATCCTCGAGCCGAAAGTAGACTGGCGTACGCAGTTACAGGAGTTCGTCAACACTACTTGTGGTGGCCGTGACTATTCGTCGTGGCGCAAGCCCAACCGTAGGTTCCTGTCGTCCGACATGATTATGCCTAGCCTCGTGGGTGAGCGGGTGAAGAACATCATCATCGGCTGCGATACGTCTGGGTCAATCACCAACGAGGACCATGCACGGAACCTGTCGGAGACTGACGCTATCCTATCGGTGGCTACGCCTGACAAGCTGCACATCATCTATTGGGACCACGAGATGGCAGGGCATGAGGTGTATGACGACGCGACACGCGGTTCGTTCCGTACCTCGACTAAGCCAGTAGGTGGTGGCGGCACAAACCCTGCCGCTATGGAGGCATATCTCAAGGAGAAAGACATCAAGGCTGACTGCATCATCATGTTCACAGATGGCTACGTGCCTAACTGGGGCACTGACTGGAACGGCGCACCGATACTGTGGGTAATCACAGGCGGTGGTCGGATGACTGCATCAACAGGCAAGACAATCCACATCAACTAAGGAGCAAACCAATGAGTATATCAAGTTCAGCAATGCTGGTGGAGATGAACATCTCCGTATGGACAGCAGCTATCGTAGACCGCAAGACGACCGACAAGGTCACACTAGACGCACATGCTGTGGCTGATGCGGGTAAGTTCAGAAAGAACCTTATGGCTGGCACCAGCCTGCGTAAGGACATAGCTGACTACGCTGCGCTATGTCGCACGTGGCACAACGGACGCACACTGCCTTGGTCCGACAAGGGCGTGAGGCTGCTGCCTACATCTATGTTTCTTGAGTATAAGCAAGAGGCAGACGCACGTGCAGCATACTTCAACTCGAAGGTGGCTAAGTTCGTAGCAGAGTATCCTGACTTGGTGGTGACCGCGCAGACAAGCCTTGGCGACCTGTTTGATAACGCTAACTACCCAAGCGCAGAGGAGGTGGCATCCAAGTTCGGGTTCCGCATGGTGTTCAGCCCTGTGCCAGAGGTGGGTGACTTCCGACTGGACATCAACAACGAAGAGCTAGCCCACTTACGTAGCCAGTATGAGACAGCGTACACTGACCGTGTGAGCGATGCTATGAAAACTACATGGGATAAACTACACTCGACGCTGCTGACCATGAGCGAGAAGCTGACCGAGCCACAAGGCGAAGAGACCAAGCAGTTCCGGTCTACGTTCGTAACCAACGCGCAAGAGATGTGTCAGCTACTATCACATCTTAACATCACCAAGGACCCAGAGCTGGAGTCCGCTAGGCGCGCACTGGAGAAAGCCATCAGCGGTGTAGACGTAGACGACATTCGCAAGGACGAGATAACACGCAGCGACCTCAAAGCGCATGTGGACTCGGTATTAGGACAATTTGACTGGTGAGAAGGGACGTAATGATAATGACTAACGTAAACAAAGTTAAGCACCCACTGGGTATGCACAACACGTACTGGCCTGTGGCCACCGTCGATGCGTCCAACACGGAACGCGCCAAGGAGTCCATAGTGCACCCGTTCATGGTCCCGCTAATCGAGGCGTTACAGGTTAAGCGCCCGCATTGGGAGTTCGAGGCTAATAGTATGGGTAACAGGGGGGTTGGTGAGTATTCACAAAACGTGCTGCACGGTAGCTTCGACATATACGACAACGGAGAGAAGCTAGGCACTATATACAGGGAGTATCGCGGCGACTCGAATGTGTACGCAGCTAAGAGCCATCGTATATCAAACAAACGCCAAATCGGCACGAGCAAGATGAGTAAGCACCTCAAGGTCATAGTCTCCGAAGTGCTAAGGGAGATGTACCCGCGTACGGTAACCGAGATTGCTGACGAGAAGTATAAAACATCCTATCAGGCAATGAAGGAAGCCACCTACAAAGATAGGCGGGTATTCATGCAGACTGCTGATAAAGTGAGTGGCGCAATGCTGACATACCTAACAACAGGTGACAGGTGGCGTGAGTTCGAAGCGGTCGAAGATACACCCGAAATTATGAAAGCCAAGGCATCGCTCAAGTCCCAAGCCGAGAGTGCGCGCATAGCGACAGACATAGCTGCGTCGGCCCATGTAGTGCTGATTGAACGTCCACGGGATATCATACTCAAGGGTAGCAACGGCCTGTCCCACACAAGTAGCCTAGAGGTATTACCGGATGACGTAAAAACAAAGCTCGCACTGCTTAAGATGGGCGAGACCGGCACCATAATCCCCGAGGTAGGCATCCGCACTGGAGCCGATACGTTTTACATTTTACTTAAGCATGAGGCAGCATAAATGGCACAAATGGGTAGGCCACCACTGGGTGACGCTAAGATGGTAGCAGTAAGTATACGTATACCTAAGCAGTTACTGGAGCAGTACAGGCAGGCGGGCAAGTCTCACATACTTATGCGTGAGGCACTCCAAAATTTTATGTTGACGTACGACCCAGAGAGGGATAAACGCTCATAAGAAGGAGCAAACAACATGGCGTCAACGCCAGAGAAAAAAGTCAAAGATAAAATCGTCAAGGTGTTGAAGGAGGAAGGAGTTTATTACTTCTTCCCCGCCACCCACGGCTTTGGCCGTAGTGGTGTGCCTGACATCGTGTGCTGCGTGAACGGTAACTTCATGGCCATCGAAGTCAAGGCAGGGACCAACAAGCCGACTGCCCTGCAGGTGCGTGAGATTGAAGCCATACGCAGGTGTAACGGCGTAGCCGTGGTAGCTAACGCTGAAAACTGGGACTCGGTGCGCGCACTGGTGCGCCTCCTCAAATAACGAAGGAGCAAAAGTGATGAACGAGGAATATATTGAAGTTCTTAAGTCTATTAACGGCGTAGGCGAGACGCTGGCCCGTCGCATACCGGAAGAATTAGCGCGGCGGGGGCTGACTATCTATAAGAAAAAAGTTTTTGCGAACGGTCGCCGCCCTGCAAGCAGCCAGCCTATGACCCCAGAGTTACGCAAAGCTATACGTGCGCATTATGACGCTGACCCCGAGGTTACGCAGCAGGATATAGCCAACATGTTCAACGTGAACATTGGGCGGGTGAATGAGGTGTTGGCGTGACCATTACTACAGGCCGAGGCAAGGCCGACCAAGACATCATCCGTGCCATAGGGTACATAACGGACGACAAGTATATAGCAGCGTATTTCGGTGTGGATGTGAAGCGCGTCAATCACCTCCGTGCCCAAGTGAATAAGGACAAAGCTAAGGCAGAACCGGTGCGGCAGGTGAAGCTATCGGAGAACGCAAAGCCAACGTCTCACTATTCGGGCATGAACAGCGATGCTGAACGCAAATGGAACGCTAACGCCAAGGAAGGTTCAGCGCAGTTACTTAAGGCACTACTCAAGTTCTTTGAGAAGCGCCGGTTGGAGGAAGCAGCATTGGAGAGGTTAACAAGATGACCGAGTATGGGAAAATCCACACCGATGGGAGCCGCTCCGGTGGTCAGCCATTGGTCGATAGCATTGAAGAAAAAGCCGTGGCGTTGCTGAATGAAGTGAACACCGAACGCAACATGAGCCTATATTGTTCGATTAACCGCAAATTTGTGGACCACGAAGCACTATGCCGCGCCGTTGAACGGCACGAAGCGACTAAGCGGGAAAACGAGCAACTACGCCACGACCTTGAACGGCACATGCTCATTGCCGATGAGCAGCACGAAACTTTAGCCGCCGAGAAAGAGCAACTGCGCCATGACCTTGAACGCCAAATGACGATAGCAAATGAGCATGTGAACGAAGCCGAAGCCCTGCGCAGGGCAATGAATAAAGTCACAGTGTCCGTTATGGACTTAGCCAACCGCACCACGCTGCACGAGTTCACCCTCGACCCAACCAAGGCAGCTTATGTGGTGCCAGAAGGCAGCAAGTTCGGCTTCATATTCAAGCCAGAAGGCAGCGATTTCCAGTTCATCTTCGCCAAGCCTGACCCGCTGGTGCAGGTGTTAGAAGGTGTGCAGTTCGACCATTACCCACCCAACGACGCCAAGACCATCCGCGCCGCACTGGAAGCGCGTGGGTTTGAGATACGGGAAAAAACACATGACCCTAAGACAATTCCTGCAGGATAATTTCGGCTGGGATATTTATGAGTGGAGTGAAGATGACATCAGGTTCTAACACGCGGAAGTCCAAGTACGGCCTCAATACTATGGAAGTAGGTGAGTCGCGTGTGTTCGATACCCCCACTCCTCGTGATAAGACTCTAATCCGCCGCGCTGCACATAACCGGAACGAGAGGACCAAGATGTACTTCATAACCCGCTCCGAAGGTAACACCATACGCGTAACAAGGGTACGGTAATGGATAAGGGGTGGCTGAAAGCTACGGTTTTTGGGGAGTTCAACGAAATGGCATTATGCACGGGGTGTAATAAGGACGCTACGGAGACCCGTATATCCTACTACTGCGTGGACGCTGTCAATGGCGGTCCATATCTATGCGATGAATGCCGAACAGAGGATTAAGCGATGGCGGTACCCCTAACGAGTATGCGCAAAGCACTCGCGCAGAGCCTAGACGATGTTTTTGATAGCGCTTTTACCGCTACGTTCTTTCATGGGTGGGCGGTCTACTACGACTACTGCCACGATAATATGACGTACCGAGTCCGTAATGTAGAACTGTGGGATAAGCTGCATCATGGGCGCATTGGTTCCCCCTTTGCCGAACCGGGACTAATATGGATTGAAAAAGCACCAGACGAACTAGGTGCCTACGTAGCAGCAATGCGCATGTTAGAGGAATTAGGTAAGTGACTGATATTTTAGTTGTCGATATAGAGACGTTCTACGACCAGAAGTTTAGCCTGTCTAAGATGACAACGGAGGAGTATATCCGTGACCCGCAGTTCGAGACCATCGGCGTTGCAGTCAAGCGCAACGAAGAACCAACCGAGTGGTTCAGTGGGACCAAGGCGCAAACCAAGCGGTGGCTGGATAAGTGGGACTGGGATAACAGCGTAGCTGTAGCTCATAACGCCATGTTCGACATGGCCATCCTTAACTGGTGTTATGACATCCGCCCCAAACGCATCGCAGATACCCTGTCTATGCTTCGTGCTATCGACGGGCCGCATGCTGGTAACAGCCTAGCTAAAGCAGTTGAGCGTTACGGTCTGGGCGAGAAGGGCACCGAGGTTATCAATGCGCTAGGCAAGCGGCGGCTGGACTTCACTGACGAAGACCTAGAGCGGTACGGCGACTACTGCATTAACGACGTAGAGCTGACGCAGAAGTTGTTTGCGGCACTGGCACCACTCATGCCCGTGTCCGAGCTGCGCCTGATTGACCTTACTATCAGGATGTTCACCGAGCCGGTGCTGGTCTTAGACAAACAAGTCCTCACAAAACACGTGTCTAATGTGAGGAGCAAAAAAGCCGAGCTTATGAAAGCAGTCGAGGCGGACAAAGATGCACTGATGTCCAACCCCAAGCTAGCTTTGCTGCTACGTGACATGGGTGTAGTGCCACCTACGAAGAGAAGCCCGAAGACAGGTAAGGAAGCATTTGCCTTCGCCAAGAGTGACGAGGGGTTCAAGGCACTGCTTGAGCACCCCAACCCGCGAGTGCAAGCGGTAGTAGCTGCGCGACTGGGTGTGAAGTCTACGCTTGAGGAGACGCGGACCGAGCGGTTCATCAACATTGCTGACCGGGGACCATTACCAGTTCCACTACGTTACTACGCAGCTCACACAGGCAGGTGGGGTGGCGACGACAAGGTAAACCTCCAGAACCTACCACGCAAGTCACCGCTCAAGAAGTCCATGCTGGCACCGGAAGGCTATGTGTTTATCGACTGTGACTCGTCGCAAATCGAAGCGCGGACCTTGGCGTGGCTAGCTGGGCAAGACGACTTGGTGGATGCCTTCGATAAGGGTGAGGACGTCTATAAAATCATGGCGTCGTCTATATACGACACGCCCATAGACAAGGTGGATGATGGCCAGCGGTTTGTGGGTAAGACAACCATTCTAGGCTGCGGCTACGGTATGGGTTCGTCTAAGTTTAGGATACAGCTGGAGACCATGGGCGTATCGCTGATGGCAAAAGAATGCGCCAGCATTGTCTATAAGTACAGGGACCAGTTTAGCCACATACCGCTTCTGTGGGAGCAGGGGGACGCCGCTCTTGACGCGCTTATGGAGACTAAAACCGCACCGCTAGGTAAGCACGAAGCATTGCTGGTTGATATGTTCGGTGTGCGTCTGCCTAACGGTATGTACTTGCGGTACGATAACCTGCGCAAGGAGCGGGACCAGAAGTCAGGGCGTGACCAGTTCGTCTACGATGTACAGAAGGGGCGGGCTAAGCTGCCTACGTACATATACGGCGGCAAGCTCATAGAGAACGTGTGCCAAGCCTTGGCCCGTATCATTATCGGTGAGCAGATGCTCATGGTCGCACGTAAGTATCGCGTAGTTATGACCGTGCACGACGCTGTGGGTGTTATCGCACCCATAGAGGAAGCCGACAAGGCTCGTGCGTTTGTCGAGGCATGTATGCGCATGCGGCCCAAGTGGGCACCGACACTACCATTAAACTGTGAAAGCAAGATAGGAGCAAGCTATGGCGGATGAGATACATGAAGTAGTAACCCTGCTACTCGCACGTATGGAGAGCAACCCCGAAGAGTTTAAGTTTAACGACGGTGGGAGCCTTGCTGTTAGTGGGCGCTGGGAGACATGGATTGCGCAGCTTGGTTGGTATTTTAACGAGACCGAGAAGGCACTGATGTACGCTAAAGCCAGAGAGCTAGTGTTCCAACGTGTTCACGAAGAAGTGCTGGACGAACTACTCAATGGTGAAGACCGCCGCCGCAAGGAAGCTGAAGACCGCGAGTACGAGCGGCAAATGATGACGAGGCAGGCTGCACTGGCGCAGCAGCAGAAAGCTTATGTTAACCAGCTACAGGGGATGGTAGGTCAAGTTTACGGCGGCGGTGGCGGCGCTGGTGGCGCTGGTATAGTGGGTAAGTCTTACACCCACGCAATAATGGACGAATACGACTATGACCTTGATAGGTACCGGAACACCCCAACCGGCAGCATCACCAGCGTTCTACCCGTAGCTAATGGCGGGACTGACAGCACCATCATCAACCAAATTAAAAACATGCTAAAGAAAGGAAAATAGAAATGGAAATATCTTGGGAATTTTTAGGAGCAATGGCGGTATTTGTGCTGGTCTACTTTAGCTACATGCTTGGTAAGGGCAGCGCGGACGGGAAGGTCCTTTCGCTCAAACGCGAGAACGAACTGCTCAATGCAGAACTACATAAACTAACTGACCGCGACGAGCGTGGCCGTTTCCGTGGAGGTAAGTAATGACTGAAGAAAAACGCCCAAGCCTTATGATTGCCACCCCCATGTACGGGGGCATGTGCACGGGACACTATGTGCAAGGTCTGCTTATGACCATGGCTAAGATGCGCGAAGTTGGCGTCAACGTAGCGTGGTGTCAGATTATGAACGAGAGCCTTATCACGCGGGCACGTAACGACTTAGCACGGGTGTTCCTTGAGAGTGACCATGACTACCTCATGTTCATCGACGCTGACATCGGCTTCGACGGGGAGGCCATCGCGCACCTCATGCTGGCCGACAAGGACATCGCATGCGGTATCTACCCCAAGAAGGAAGTGAACTGGGATAGCGTCAACCGCGCTGCCGTTGCAGGCAAGACGGACCTTGCGGACCATGCCGGAGCCTTTGTGTTTAACATGGTAGGCACAGGTGACGTGCACACAGACGAGACAGGCTGCATCGAAGTCCGCCATGGCGGTACAGGCTTCATGCTAATCAAGCGGAGGGTATTCGAGCAGTTGCTACCGCACGTGCCAACCTACCGTACATCGTCGTTTAAAAACGACAAAGGCGAATATGAGAAGCCTTTGACCCACGAATTTTTCGCTACCAGCATAGACGCCACAGGCGCGTTGCTAAGCGAAGATTACCATTTTTGCGAACTGTGGCGTAATCACGGTGGCAAAATACACGCCCACCCGTTCATCAAGTTGCATCATGTAGGCACGTATGTGTTTGGTGGTGACATCCTGAAGAGCGGCGGCAATCTTAAATGAAGGAGCAAGTAAAATGAGGAAGAAAGAAAAAGCAGCAGCAATCATCAAACTGCTGAAGAAGGGTATGACCCCCATAGAGATTACCCAGCGTATGGATGCAAGCTACAACTACGCATGGAAACTGAAGAAAGACTTGGAGAAAGCGGCACAAGAAGCGCTTGGCATACCATGCACCAACGAGTGTGAGCCGAAACATGAACCCGAAGTCGAGGTGAAAGCCGCTGGCGTAGACGCAATCCTCAACGAACGTGCGGGTAACTATGGGTCGTTTGCTACTCAGGCAAGGATTGCCCAGCGGCTGAAGCATGTGGCTCACACTGCGGCTGGCGAACAAGGTAAGACCTTTGCTACCGACCAAGCCGAAGCACTGGACATGATATTCAGCAAGATTGGGCGTATCCTTAACGGTAATCCTGACCACGTAGATAGCTGGGTGGATATCGCAGGATATGCGCAGCTTGTTGCTGACCGTTTGCAAGGTAATGTCCGGTGAGTGAACGTCGTTACCGTGATATGATTACGGCCATTGAGCGGGACACGGCAGGCACGGGGGTGGAGTTTGACTTCACCCCTACGTCTAAGCACATAAAGGTGCGACTGCGTAAGGGCGGCACAGAGCGGCTTGTCGTTATGTCTACATCTGCTAGTGACCACAGAGCCATTATGAATAGAGCGAGGGACGTGCGACGTGCCGTTCGTGAGCTAACAGGAGTATAACAGTGACAGCGTGGTCCTATAGTAGCATCAAGACCTTCGACCAGTGTCCGAAGAAGTACTTTCACCTAAAGGTGATTAAGGACGTAAAGGACGACCCCGGCGAAGCAGCTATCTACGGGACCGACGCGCACGAAGCAGCCGAGCATTATATCAAGCACGGCACTCCTATACCAGAGAAGTTCAGTATCATGCGGCCCGTGGTGGAAGTGCTGGCTAAGGTTCCGGGCGAGAAGCACACCGAGTTGAAGCTAGGCGTCAGGAAGACGGATACTGGCTACGAGCCATGCGGCTTCTTCGACAAGGACGTATGGTGGCGCGGCATCGTCGATTTGCTCATTACGAACAAGACGACTGCCCACATGATTGACTATAAGACAGGCAAGAACGCCAAGTATGCGGACATGAAGCAGCTGGACCTGATGGCTGGTGCGGTGTTCGTGCACTACCCAGAGATAACTAAGGTTAAGTCAGGGCTGGCGTTTGTGGTGTCTAACGAGTTTCCGAAGAAGACTCACACCCGCGAGAACTTGAATACGTACCTATCCGTGTTTGATAACCAGCTCGAGCAGTTGGATGCAGCTATGGATAATGGCGTATGGAACGCAAAGACCAGCCCGCTATGCGGCTGGTGCCCAGTAAAAAGCTGCGAGCATTGGAAGCAGCGTAGGTAGGAGCAGAGATATGGATGAAGTAAGCCCACAGACCCAAGCCGAGTTGGAGCTGAAGTTGTCAGACAACGTGCGGGAATTGATACGCCAACACGTACTGGACGCCTTTAACGACCCCGTCTTTATGGACTATCTGGCGATAGACTATCTGCACCGCAAACTAGAAATACGTAACTATGGCAGTGGGAGCTTTGCGCAGGCCGTTCGGGGTGTTATAGCCCAGCAGATGAACAAATACTAAGGGCACATCATGGCACGGAATTACAGGGCGGAGTACGACAAGTACCAAGGCACAGAGACGCAGAAGAAGAACCGCGCTGCGCGCAATGCGGCCCGTGCCAAGATGATGAAGGCCGGTAAGGTCCACAAGGGCGATGGAAAAGACGTTGCCCACGTAAAAGCATTTGACAAAGGCGGCACTAACAAGACAGGGCTGCGCGTAGAAAGTAAGACCACCAACCGGTCGTTCCTCCGTGATAAGAAGGGTAACCTCGTGTCGGAGCGCAGCAAACGGGAACGTAAGAAGTAACCACGAAGGAGCACTCGTGCAGATAATTGATAACAAGGCGCTGCTAGTTACAGCGCCGAACGCACATACTATACCGGATTACATTGCGAAGAGTGCCCCAGTCGAGGGCGGAGCCGTAGCTGTACACTGGGGGCTACACGAGGCTACGAAGCTAGCCCAGCTTGGGTTCGACGGCGTGCCGTCCCCTATATTGCGCGACTATAACTGGACGGGTAAGTACTCGCCGTTCGACCACCAGAAAGAGACAGCTTCGTTCCTGTCACTCCGCAGACGCGCATTCTGCTTCAACGAGCAGGGCACAGGTAAGACGGCTAGCGTCATCTGGACGGCTGACTACCTGATGAAGAAGGGCAAGGTTAACCGCGTACTGGTGCTATGCCCGTTGTCGATTATGAAGTCGGCTTGGCAGCGCGACCTTTTCACCTTTGCTATGCACCGCTCGTGTAGCGTTGCGCATGGTGCAGCGCCGCAGCGTAAGAAGATTATCGCAGCAGGGGCAGAGTTCGTCATCATCAACTTCGACGGTCTTGCTATCGTGAAGGACGAGATAATTGCAGGTGGCTTTGACCTTATCGTGGTGGACGAGGCGAACGCATATAAGAACGTGCAGACCAACCGCTGGAAGATTTTTAGCCAGATTGTGAAGGCCACAGACCCACGGCTCTGGATGATGACGGGTACGCCCGCTGCGCAGTCTCCGGTAGACGCATATGGACTGGCCAAGCTGGTTAACCCAGAGGGTTGCCCTAGGTACTTTGGTGATTTCCGTGCCGCAGTCATGCACAAGGTCACGCAGTTTAAATGGGCACCTAAGCCTCACGCATCCGAGTATGTGCACAACATGCTGCAGCCAGCTATTCGGTTCGAGAAGAAAGATTGTCTTGACTTGCCTGATGTGACCCACACGTCACGGGATGCTCCGCTAACGACGCAGCAGAACAAGTACTATAAGATGCTCAAGGAGCAGATGCTAATTGAGACAGGCGGCGAGGAAGTCAGCGCGGTCAACGCGGCTACGCAGATAAACAAGCTACTGCAGATAAGTGGAGGCGCGGTCTACACGGATACTGGAGAGGTGCTGGAGTTCGACGTCTCTAACCGTGTTAACGTCGTACTCGAAGTCATAGAAGAAGCCAGCAACAAGGTTCTGGTCTTCGTGCCGTTCACGCACACTATTGAGATACTCCGTGCTAGGCTGGAGAAGGAAGGCATATCGTGCGGCGTCATTAACGGCAAAGTGTCTTTGAATAAGCGCAGCGAGATTATCGAACGGTTCCAGACAGGCAAAGACCCACACGTGCTTATCATCCAGCCACAGGCTGCATCGCACGGTCTTACACTCACGGAAGCAGACACAATCATCTGGTATGCGCCAGTAACCAGCGTGGAAACTTACCTGCAAGCTAACGCACGTATCGACCGTCCCGGCCAAAAGAACGCCATGACCATCGTGCACATCAAAGGCAGTCCAGTGGAAGAGCGGCTGTACAGCATGCTCAAAAATAATATCGCCAACCACGAAAAACTGATTGACTTGTATAGGGAAGTTATGGAATTATAAGATTTGACAATGTCAAAGACCCGTGGTAGCTAACAATAACCAAGGCACCACAACCAAGAAGGAGCAAAAGAATGGAAGACTTACCCGTAGACAAGCTTGTACGTGTCTACCGCAAGATACGCGATGCCGTGCAAGAGAAGGAAGACGCCCACAAAGCCGAGATAGCAGAGCTTAAAGAGCAGATGGACATGATTAGTACCAAGCTGCTTGAAGTATGCAACACCCAGAACGTCGATAGCCTCCGCACTAAGGAAGGCACGATAACAAGGCGCGCTGCGACCCGCTACTGGACGAGCGATTGGGAGTCCATGTACAAATTCCTCAAGGAGCATGATGTCATGCACCTTCTCGAACAGCGCATCCACAACGGCAACATGCGTACTTACCTAGAGGAGAACCCCGACGTCCTACCCGTCGGCCTCAATGCAGATACCAAGTATGTGCTTTCGGTTCGTAAACCTACAACTAAGTGAGAGAAACAATGACCAATTTGACTATCTTCAAAAACCCTAACGCCGTTGCTGCTTCGGCGCTGCCACCATCGAAACTGGGTGCGCAGATTGCTTCGAGCATGGGCGGTTATAACCGCATCGCCACCAACACCAACGGCACGTTCAAGCGTATCGTAAA